GATCCTCGCCGCCGGCGTCGCCGCAACCGCCGCATGCCTGCCCGTACGCGCCGCCCCCGCCCTCATGCGAAGGGCCGCCGCATGGAGCTTTTGATGAATCAGAATTCTGCCGCCGCCACCATCGAAGCTAGGATTGGCCCGGGCTTGGGGCCAAAGAACCCGACCGCCGGGAAGGGCGGCCGGGCTCCTTTGCCGCACGCGATCTCAGGAATCAGCGTGGACACGTCCCAAGGTAAGGCAAAGAAGCGCAGCAGGAACAGCGACCCGATCCCGGCGCTGTCACATCGGGCACGCCGTATCGTCACCGTCGGCGTTGCTTTCGCCGGCCTTTGCGCCGCCGCCCTTTCCGCCCCCACTCTTTTCAATCTCGCCCGGCTCGGCCGGGTCCCGGTCTATCTCGCGTGGCTGCTGCCGGCGTGCCTGGACGGCTACGCCATCACCAGCATCCAGTTCGGGAATCTCGTCCCGGCCGCACACCCCGCGCATGGCGCTGCGAAACGGAATGCCCGCCACGCCTTGTATCTGTCGGTCGGCGGGAACTTCGCATATCACGTACTCGTGCTCGCCGGGGCGATGTTGCCCACCTGGGTGCCGATCGCGCTCCTTGTTGTGATCTTGTCTCTGCCGCCGTTCATCGTTGACCGGCTTCTGCATCTGCACTCGCTCGCCTCCGGCAGCGGTGCCGACGGCGCCTCCATCGGCACCGCGCAGAGTGCCGACGAGAAGCCATCGGCGCCGACAAGGAAGACACCGACGAAGGCGCCGACGGCACCATCGGCACCGCCGACGGGTGCCGACCGAGGCGCCGACGAAGTGCCGACGGCGGCGCCGGCCGCCGACGAACCCATCGGCACCGGCGCCGATGGAAATGCCGACCGCGGTGCCGACGTCATCGACATGGCCACCGCCGGCGCCGCCGCCAAGCGCACCACCGATCAGTGGGCGTCGGCGGCGCTGCCGCTCTACCGGGCCCACATCCGCACCCACCACGGCACCGCGCCCAACGCGCCGCAGCTGGCCGACGCGATCGAGCGCGCAGGGCTCGGCACCCTCGGCAAGTCCCGCGCCCGCGACGTCCGCAAGGCAACCGAGGATCTCCATAACGCAACACCCTGGGACACTGACGAACGCGAGGCGGTGAACCGATGAGCCTCGACGCGACACACGACACACGACACGACACGCTGCCGGGGCCGTTTTCCCGACCCGGGTCGGAGATACAGCCCGTGCCCGACGCGCCTGCCGTGTCGCGTCACCCGAGCGGCACGATCTACGAAGGCAGCATCATCCCAGCTCACAGCGCTGACGCTGTCGCCTTCCACGGCCAGCACCCCGCCTACGCTCCGATGCCGCTGCACATTGCCGCGCTGCACGACCAGCGACACCTCCCGCGTCCGCACCCGCAGATTGTGGAGATCATCGGCCACTACCATCTGTGGCCGGCACTCACCACGGTCGGCTACTCGGCGTGCGGCTGGTGGGCAAACCTGGAGCCGAACCACATCTGGCTGATGCTGCCGTTCCTCGGAGGCGGAGGCCTGTTCCCGGTCGGGTCCTGGCTCGCGCACCACTTCCACGGCAACGAGGCAGACCGACACCTCACCCATGGACTGCTCGTCGGCTCCCTCGTCGGATTCTCCGGTGCCGCCGCCGTCGGCGCTGGCTTCTCCGGTATCTCGGCGATGGCCTCATTCCTCCTCGGCGCCGTCGGCACCCTCGGTTCCATCGGCTGGCGCCGACACACCAAGCAGGCCGCCGCCGACGCCGCCGTCGACTGGATGGAGGCCGCCGCCGGCGCGCCGATGCCGCCGGCACCCGTCGGCACCCTGCCGCTGCCCGTCGGCACTGCCGTCGGCACCGGCATCGGCACCCTGTCCGATGAGGCCGCGCGGTTGCACGCCGCCTTCGCCTCCATCGCTGTCGAGCCCATCCAGGTCGACGTGATCCGCCGGCTCGGCGAGGACGCGTGGATGACCTACATCTACACGCCCGACTCCAAGAACATCAGCTACCGGTGGCTGCTGGCCCGCACCGAAACCCTGCGCAACAACCTGAAATGCAGGGCCGTGCAGATCATCCCCACCGCGATCGGGAACCGGTGGGAAATCCGCGTCACCGATGGCGAGGAATCCGCCCTTGACGAAGTTCACATGTGGCCGGGCCCGAATACCGACGACATCACCCAGCCGGTGAACATCGGTATCGACGAAGCCCTGGAAGCGATCGCTTTCCGGCTGAAGGGCCGCCACACCCTGTATGCCGGAATCACCGACGGCGGGAAATCCATCGGCGTGAATGTGATCGCCTGCGCGGTCGCGTCGATGAAGAACGGCGTCATGGTGCTGATGGATTTGAAGCCGGGCCAGCTGGAACTCGGGCCGTATGAGCGGGTCGCCTACCGGGCCGCATTCGGAATCGACGATGCCGCACTGTTGCTGCGCGCGCTCGGCGCCGCGATGGAAGAACGCGGGCAGATCCTGAAAGAGGAGCGGGAGCGCACCGGCAAGCCGGTGAAGGAGTGGGACCCGAACCGCCACGGCCCGGCGATCGTGCTGCTGATGGACGAGCTGGCCGAGATGATGCGCCTGGACAAGACCCTGTTCGAGCTGTGGCTGCGGCTGATGCAGGTCGCCCGGGCCCTGGGCATCTACATCATCGCCGCCACCCAGTCCCCGTCGGGCAAGGCCCTGGGCGACACCACCGACGGGTCCGGGCAGTTCACCAACGTCGCCTGCTACCGCACCCGCTCGGCCACGCAGACGAACGTGATCCTCGGCCAGGGAGCCCACGGTGATGGCTGGCGCGCCGACGAGACCACGCTGCCGCTGTCCGGGATGTTCCGGCCCCGCACCCCGGAGTACCCGCGGCCGTCGGTCGGACGCGGCTACATGATCACCCCTGAGCGGATCATGCAGGTGATTGAGGAACACGAGGACGACCGGCCCGCCCTGGACGAGCGCACCGCGGTCGCGATGGAGAAGGTCCTGGGCGGGCGTTGCGACCCCCGGCACCCCGGTGGCCCCGGCGGCGGCCAGCGCACCACCGGCAGCCCATCCTCGCCGCCGCGGCTGCGCGACGTCAGTGCGCCCCGCTACCCGGACAAGACCGAGGTTGAGCCGGAGTTCCGGGACATCTGGGCGCTGTTCCGCTCGATGGGCTCGGCCACGGTGAAGGAGCTCATGGCGCACCGGCTGCCGACGTTCGGATCCCGGGAGCGCTGCGGTACGGCACTGACTACCTTCAAGAACCACCTGGGCGCGATATCCGAACGGGACGCCGACGGCCGCTCCGAGCGATTCGTGTGCACGGCGCCGACACCCCGGTCGAAGGAGGCGTGATGGGTCGGCGCAAGTCCTCGGGGTGGGCGCCGCACCGCGTTGCCCTGCGCCTGCTGTTCGGCCCCGAACGCAACCACCCGCATCCGGTCCGCGGCTTCAAGCGTCGGCTCCGCATTGGCGTGATCGCCTCGGCCAGCCGCAATCCGCGTACCGGCGAGGTGACGTCCCGCGGCATGCGCCGCACCGAGAAGGGCTGGCGCCTGGACGGCAGTCGCAAGGCCCGCACCTACCGCCCGGGCGAGGTCGAGCCGGACCGCGTGAAGCGAAGCCAGGCCCGCGCCACGAAGCGCAAGTCGGCCCGCGCCGGCCGGACCGCCCCCAAGGCGAAGGCCTCGGCAGCGACGACGGCCGCGGGCACGAACCCGAACCTGGCCCGCAAGTCCAAGCGCGGACCGGGCGGCCAGATGGCCGGCTCGCTCTCCGGGGTGCCGAAAATGCCGACGCCGCGTAAGGCCGTCGGGCTGCAACGGCTCGGCTGCGACTGGTGCCGCGGGAGGGGGACGCGTCCGCTCACCCAGGGCAAAGGCCGCGTCAAAACCGTGATCGGGATCGCGCCGTGTTCGCACTCGTGGGCGGTACCGAACCACGGCCCGGGCCAGAACGCCCCCGACCGGTGGGACTCGCTGGTGTGCCCGCCGTGCGGGAACAAGGGAAGCGTCACCGTCACGGTGCAGCAGAAAGGCGGACGCGAGGTCAAGGCGCAGGTGCCCTGTTTCACCTGCAAGGGCTGGATTCTGCACTGGTAGGAGAAGCCGGCCGGTACCGCGGCCGGGCGTCGACGCCCTTTTGTAGTGCCACCACCACGACAACCGCCGGCATGAAACCGGCAACAACCAGGGGGAACAGTGAGAACGCGAATAGGTACACTGACGGCTGCCGCGGTCCTGGCGACCGGGCTGGCTGCGTGCCAGAGCAGCACCAGCGGCAGCGACGTCGGCGGCGGCTCCGGATCCTCCGGCGGCAGCTCGGGAGGAACCACCGGCGGCTCCACAGGCGGGACGGCCGCCGCAGCCCCGAGCACCACCGCGGCGGCCGGCGATGCCGGCGACGGCGGACACGTCCACACCAGCGACGACTTCGACGGCTGCAAGGTCTGGTTCGGCTTCAGCCAGAGCGGATCGGCGACGTTCCTGGTCTCTGCCAGCAAAGAAGGCATCGCCGGCCAGGTTCAGTGGAAATGCGCGAAGCTCGGCGTCGGCGTGGACCAGCTGCGCATATCCACGCACCTGGAACACGCCTTCACCCTCGGCGGCCCGTACACGGCCGAATCGTCCTCGGCAACCTCCGGCGGCGGCACCAACGGCGCCGGTAGCCTGTTCCCCACGACCCACTACTGCACGACGGACTGGTGGCGGGAACGGGTGACGATCGGCTGGGACGAGACCGGCGGCGGCCCGATGACGCGGCCCGATCTGGTCTCGGAGTCCCGGAAGGTGACCGATGAGGACTGCAACCGCAACTGACCTCGGCGGCGACGCCGGCCGTATCCTCCGCCAGCTGCGCGCCCTGCAGGGGTCCTACGAGCAGGCCGGCTGGCGGCACCGCATCCACGTCTGGGAACTGCGCTGGCACCGGCAGCGGCTGCGGAAACTGATGACACCACGCTGACACCCCAACGCCCGGCCGCCTACCATGCGGCCGGGCGTCGGCATGTCTGGCATGATCAGCGCGTGTCCGACACCGAGATCCCCGCCGATCTGATCGCGCTCAAGCTCGCGTTCTACACCGCCGAGCGCGAGCTCGCCGCCCTCGCCGACGACCCCGAGCGCTGGAACGCCACGCACAAGCGGATGGGCGACCTGGCGGTTGAGATCCACCGGCACCCGGCGCTCCAGGCGCTGGCCGGACCGGACCGACTCAAGCTGGACGCCGCAGCGTCGAAGGCGGCGCGAGAGCAGTTGGCCGCTCAGGACTCCGCTGGCGGCTGAGGCCACGCCTTCCGGTCCAGGATCGCCCCCGGGTCGTAGCGGAAGTGGCCCCACTCCGGCGCGATCGTCGGGTGCTCCGGGTCAGCGTGGTACGTCACCCATCAGCCCCAGCCGTCGGGCGGCACCCGGTACCAGCGCTGGACGTGGCCAGGCAGCCAGCGGCCGGCGATGCGGATCCAGATCGCGCCGTGGCCGGCCGGATCCTGCTTCGGCCACCGCGGCGGCGGGGCCGGGATCAGCTGGGCATCGCGGGGCACGCCGCGATCATCGAACGTTCGTACAGCGGGCGCAAGCCCGGACACGACAGAAGCGGCGCCACCCCGCAGGGTGAAGCCGCTTTCGACTGTTCAGCTACACGAGTAGTACGGCCACGGGCCCTGCGTCGACGGCACGCACGTGTGAGTCTTCGGGTTGCCGATCGGCGGCGTCTCCACATACACCCAGCCGGACGGCGCCGGACCTGACGGCCCCGGGCCGCCGGGACTTCCCGGCTCGCCAGCAGAACCCTGAGGGCCGCTCGGCCCCGTCGGACCCGGCGGTCCGGTCGGGCCAGCCGGTCCGCTCGGGCCCTGGCCGCCTAGCGTGCCTGTCGGCCCGGACGGCCCGGACGCTCCCGAAGGCCCGGCCGGTCCCGCAGGGCCAGTCGGCCCGGCCGGCCCCGGTGCCCCACTCGCACCCGACGGGCCTTCCCTGCCCTCCGGGCCCGTTGCACCCACCGCACCGGGCGGACCGACCTGGGCAATGATCTGCGAAGGCGCCGGCTGCGCCGGCTGGATCCCGTGCTGCTTCAGCTGCGCCTGCGCCGCGGCCAGGTTCGACGACAGCGCGTCCACGACCTTCGCCTGCTGCTTCAGCTGGTTCGACGTCGCGTGCAGATTGATGATGGTGTACACGACCAGGCCGAGAATCACCAGCAACACCGCCAGCAGAATATGCCAGAGGCGGTCTCGGACCGCGCGGGTCAAAGTGGCCATCTCAATGGGCTCCCCTTGAGCTCAGGTACGCCGCCCATACGGCGGCGACCAGCGTGGCGGCGATCCCGAGTACCCCAAGGACGCGGACCCACGCATTCTGTCCGCGGTCCTCGATCCGCTTGAACCTGGCGTCGATCGCCCTGTTTGTGCTGTCTGCACGCTCGCCGCAGTCCTTGTCGACCTCGGCGATCTTCTCTTTGAGGTGGTCATTCCCCATGGCCCAGGTGTCCGTGGTCACCATCCGGTCCAGCCGCCTGTCCACCCTCTCGAAGCGCTCCCGGATCTCCCGGTCAGACATCCGCTCATCGGCCACAGCGCACCCCGGATTCCGCGCGCGTGACGCGCAATGTCAGCCCTTTGCCGGAGGTGGCGCGGGGTTGGTGGTCGTCGTCGGATCAGCCAGGACCGCAGTCACCTTCGGCGCCGGCTGCGTCGGGACCGCGGTGCGGTACAGCGCCTCCAGCAGGCCGACGATGGCGCCGATCGTTGGGTACCGCGCCTCCCACGCGGCCAGCAGCGGGACCGACGCCGCAGCGCCGGCCAGCGTGAACACGACCAGCCGCACGACACGGCCGAGCTGCGGGGACTTCAGCAGCTTCGCAAGGGCGCTCACTTCGCCACGACCTCAAGGCCCAGGTGCGCGACGACGGCCTGCGCGACGGCGTTCGGGTCCACGCCACCGGACAGGTGCGGCACGAGTGCGGCGGCCAGAGCATCGACGTCAACGGCCGGGGCGGCGGGGCGCGCGAGGAGCTGGTCGAGCTTCTGGTTGGCCATCAGACCGTAGCGCCACGCCGCCTCGGCGCGGCCGTCGGTCCAGATGTCCGCGATCGCCTCGTCGAACGGGGTGTTCGCCGGGAAGTCCGATGTCAGGTCCAGGCCCGGGAAGTGGTGCGCGATGCTCGCGGGGATGACGTTGTTGACCATGTCGGTGCCTCCAGTGGTCGGGCCGCCCCACGCTCCGAGCGCGGCCAAGTTGATGACTTCGTTCACGTCGACCTGTACGCCGCCGACGTTCTGCTCGGTGCCGATCTGGCGCATGAGCGCGCGCGAGTCCCACCGGCCGCCAGACCAGGCGATGGTCTGCCAGATCGGGTAGCCGGCGTCCGCTGCAGCAGAGACCGCGCGCAGGCCTCCATACAGCCCGGTCCGGGACTTCGAGCCGAGCACTCCTGCAGCAGCCTGCAGGTAGGCCAGGACTGCAGGAACCTCGGAGGGCTGGACATCCCAGTCCGCCGAAAACCAGACGGTCACGCCTGCAGGTGCGCCGAGAACAGCCATGTGCTGTAGGGCTTCGGCGGCGTCGGCTCGGCCTGCTGCAGCACCGCCCTTCATGCGGTCGGCGGTGGTCTCGAAGTTGCACATGATCGGGATGCCTGCAGCACGCAGGTCGTCGGCCTCGGCTCGCTGCAGCGACTTGGGCCAGTCCAGCCGCGTCACGTAGCGGGAGACCACGCTGCAGCCCGCGGCCTTCAGCGCAGCCGGCGCGATGCGCGCGGTGTAGTCGTAGCCGATCACGAGATCAGCCCCTTCACCCACTTCGAGGCCTCGTAGTCGGCCGCCGCCGCCGTGTGTACGCCGCCGTGGCCCCGGTGATGCCACGCGCACAGCCAGACCAGGTTGTCCGCGGTCTCGACCCACGCACCGACCGTGGACGGGTCGGAGATGCCCGGGTACAGGTGCTCCAGCCGCTCCAGAGCGATACCGTTCTGGAGGCTGAACTCCACGTGCGCGTGGTGCAGCTCCAGGGTGCCGTGGCACTCGGAGACGTCGCCGGTCTCCTCGGCGAAGCGGCACACCGCAGTGGCGTGCGTCCGGCGCCGGTACGCCTCGAAGTCGGCGTAGTGCGGGTCATCCTCGCGTGCCGGATGCTCCGGATAGTGCATCAGGTAGTGGCGGGTCTCCGCCTGGTTATGCGCCTCGGTCACTGCTGCTTCGCCTCCAACTGCTTGATGACCTCGGCGAGCTTGGCCGAGATGTGCCTCAGGTGCTTGCGGTGCTTCCAGTGCAGCCAGACCACCGGCAGAGCCCAGATCACCGACGCCTCGAGGTTCGGCCACACCGGAACCCACTGGTCGCGGTAAAGCAGGGTCCACATCGTCGGCTCCTCGAACTCCAGTTCGAACACTACGAGTGTAGTGTCCTACAGCTTGCTGACGTCGATGTCGTCGGCCGCGACCTCGTCGCCGGCGGCGTTCGGATGCAAGTGGTCGCCACTGTCGTAGGCCGCGAACATCGCGGCGGGATTCGCGGGGTCGTGCAAGGCGCCGTCGAGGTCGACGACGCCGTCAGCGCCGGACGCTCCTGACTCCGCCCACGCGTTGTATGCCGAGCGCGCGCTCTCCTCGGTCGCGTTGTCCCCGGCCGACCCGGCCATCGGCGTCAGCGTCGTCAGCAGCACCCGGACCCCGACGTTGTGCGCCAGGACGACGAGCTGCTGCACCGACGCCTCCAGCGTCGTCACAGGGACGCCGGTCCTGATGTCGTTGATCCCGCCCTGCATGATGATGGTCCGCACCCCGGCCGGCCCCAGGGCGTCCGTCGCCCAGCGCGTGGCGATCCCGGGCGCGGTCGCCTGGTCGTAGGTGACGTCGTCGCCGCTGATGCCCTCGTTGACCACCGCCAGGCCGAGCGGCGCGACCCGGGCCGCGAGCCGGTCCGGCCAGCGCGTGTCGCTGTCGGCCGCCAGGTTCAACCCGTCGCTGATCGAGTCGCCGACCACCACGACCGTGGACGGCGCGGCCGCCGAGACGTCCAGGCCGTCGAAGATGGCGACGAATGAGAAGGTGTTGCCGACCGGGAACACCGAGGCGCCCGAGGCATCACCGCCGTTGTAGTTGTAGCCGGTCGCGTCCGCAAGGTCGTGCCGCGGTGGCAACGCGTTCGCCCCCGCCGGAATGAACACCGACAGCAGCAGCTTGGTGTTCGCCGCCACCTGCAGCGCCACCGGATCAGACACCGCCGACGCACCTGCAGCCATCGTCAACGACTGCGACCCGCCGAACGTGACCGTCGTTGGCGAGCCGGCGGTGTTCGCGCCGCCTTGCTGAAGCCCGATCGTCACGTGGCCGAGCTGCGTCGCGGTCGTCGCGTACCGGTTTGTCAGACGCACGCGCAGCTGCGAGCCGCCCAGCGACGTCCGCACCGGCATTCGCAGCGTCTGACCCCCGGTCCCGCCCCAGCCGCCGGACGTCGGGGCGTAGGCGACGGCGGTGCCCCCTGACGTGGTCCATCCCGTCCCGGTTGCCTGCGCCCCAGACAACGGCACGGCGGCCAGCAGCACCGCCACCGCGGCTAGCCGTTTGAACCTGCCTACCATCAGCCTCATCCTCATCAGATCCCGTAGATCGTGACCATCGTCCCGGCCACGAAGTTGCCCGCCTGCGGCTTCAACGTGATCGAGGTGATCGCGGCTGTGGATTGCCACAGGCCGCCGTAGGTGCCGGTGTACGAGTTCGTCGCGGTGACGATCGATGTGGCGTGCCCGGAGCACGACTTGTACGCCGTCGTGGACAGCGGGTTGGTGATGACGAACTCGCCGGCGCTGAAGAAGTTCGCTGTCGCCTGCGCGGCAGTCATCGTCCCGATCTCGATGGCGGACGTCAGGGCGCCGCTGTTGGCGGTGCCCGACGTGGAAGCCACGTTGGCCTGCATGATCTGCCACAGGTAGTCGTTCCCGGTATCGCCGTTGAACTGCAACATCATGAACGTGGCCGGCGAGGCGTTGTCTGAGCGGGCCTGCCAGGTTACGGTCAGCGCGTTGGTGCCGCCGCCGGCGGTCGACAACGAAATCGAGGCCTGCGAGCCGGTGAGGATGGTCGAGCCCAACAGCTGAGGCATGTTGCTGTTTAGCTGCGAGGCGAGCAGGCGCTGACCTGCGGTAAACGGCACGACTCTCCCCCTTTCAGAGGCTGAGGATCATGGGCTGCCACAAGCGCACATCGGCGCCGGCGGACTGTGACTTGGTGACGCCGTTCACCGAGCGCGTAACGGTGGCCGTTTGCGGCGACGAGGTGCCAGTGATGTTGGTGACGGTCATGCGTTCGCCCGCGACGTTCCAATCGAACGGGAAGTCGCTTGGGTTCGTTGTCCACAGCGGCGACCCGGTGGCCGCGCCGGCCGTCTTCACCTTGATCGTTGTTTCGGTACCAAGCGGGTAGTCGAACGCCAGCGTTGACCCGTCGGTGTCGGGGTGGCTGAGTACGAGATCGTCGAGGATGGCCACCTCGTAGGGCGACTCCGGCAAGCAGTTGATCACCATGTCATGTTCGTAGATGCCGAGCGTCTCGGTGTAGCCCTGCACAATCAGGCTGATTGGGTCCGGCGGCAACTCCGGCGGCGGGTTGACGATGACGATGCGGTCGCCGATGTCGAGCGTGAGCGCGGCGTTCATCAGGTCCGTGTTGCCAGTGAACGTCGGATGCCGCAGGTCCAGGCTGATCGTTGGATACCGCGGCTGGTCGACGGTGCCGAGATGTAGCCGCCAGCCGACCGCATCCGCCAGCAGCGAATCGGAGGCCAGGGACAACTGGTACTGCGTCTGATAGTCACCGACGCCATTTGGAGGTGGCTGTGTCGACAGCGGGCCGGTCGCCTGCGTCAGCGTTGCCGAACTGCCGCCGATCCGGGAGACGTTGATGTCGTTGCGGACCTGCTGGTCGTCGTCGAGGGGGTTCAGCGGTCCTGATAGCTGATGCTGCGAGTGATCCAGAGTGAGTCGCGGTGTCTGGTTGTACAGCGAGGCGCGGGTGCGGATCCCCACGCCGACCTGATCGCGCGGCTCGAAGATCATGGCTGCGCTGGCGTCCGGGACCTGCTGAAGCAGGGAGGTGAAGGTGTCGATGGTCTGGTTGCCCATGCCGACCGGTGACGTCCCGCCCGGGTCGACGTCGTAGCCGCTCGCCGAGGCGACCACAACCGGGTTGATGCCTTGTTCCAGGCATAGCCGGGTGAAGCGGGAGGTGGTGTAGTTCGCGTTGTTCGGCTGGACCGCATCCGGTGGCTCTCCGGACCAGGCGTCCATCGCTCCGAACAGGTTGAACAGGCTGTCCCATGCCGGCTGGTAGGAGACGTGTCCGATGGCGATGTTGGTGGCGCCGGTCGGGGCCGTGTTTATATGCCTGTTGATGATTACGCTGGTGGCCTGACCGACCGTTCCTGCAATCGAACCACTGGCAAGGATGAACCCGACCGTTTGCCCGGGGCTGAGGACCACCAGAGCCCAGTTGATGTTCGAACCCGACTGCGTAAGCTCCGCTGAGATACGGAAGAACTGGCCGTTCCAGTTGGATCCGGTACCCACCCCGAACAGGGTGTTGCCACCAGCATCCTTGCCCAGGATCTCGAACGAGCCGTTGTTGAGGGTGTCGTAGGCGACTTCAAGAGTGGCGACGGTTCCGTTGGTGGCCAGGTAGGCGACCTCTCCGGCGACATCGCCGGCAGCCGGGATCGCCATCAGGAAGCGCAGCGTGTTCGATGTGGTGACGGCCGACGCCGGAATCGGTGCGGACCACGATGATCCGTTCACCGTCGGTAGCGCCGCCGAGCAGGCAAAGGTGGTGTTGGCCGCCAGCGTCGGCTTCCCCGCTATCGACAGCGCCGTACCGCCGGACAGCCCCGACGCGAACTGCGTCGAACCTGCGACGTCCTCACACGGCCAATACGCGGTCACGAGCGAGCCTGTGGATCCGCTCGTCATCGCCCGGTACATGGGTGACCTCAGCGGCGCCGAGCCCTGCTGGATCCGCCGCAACGGCCCGGCTGCGTTGATCTGCTCGTAAACGTCGCGGCCGGTGATGTCCGAGGTCGTCGGCCACGACGGGACCTCGCCGCAGTACCGGTAGAACCGGACCCCGTTCCAGGTGCGTGAGACACGCATCGGCGTGTTCCGGCCGATCAGACCGTAGTACGGGCCGGTGGCCAGCCGCGGCGTGAACAGGCCGCCGCGGTTGTTCAGCGTCAGCGAACACGTCTGCGGCGGCGTCTGCGACGTCTCGTTCGAGCGGCCCCGGCTGATCCGAAGCAGGTTGCGGTAGTAAACGAAGGTGGAGATGTCCACCCAGCCGAAGGCGCCCATGTACACCTCGACCATCAGCCCGATCGGGTCGTCCGGGCCCTGAATCGGCGCCGAACCCGCCGACGGTGCGCCCGCGGGCAGCCAGCCGGCATCGCGCCGGCCGAGCCGACGGGCCCAGCCTGCGGCCAGAGGGGCAGTGGACGTCATCGCAGCGGCCTACAGCTCGTTCCAGCAGATCCAGCACAGCATGTTCACGCCCGAAGTCGGCGTGGTCGCGCGGATGCGCAGGAACTTGCTGATGGGGATGAGGGGCCGCTCGTCGGGCATCCACTGGTAGTCGTAGTCCAGCGGCACCAAGCCGGAGGCGGCCGGAATCTGGTCGCAGTCGAGCAGCCGCGTGGTGGTGACCGTACCCTCGGCCGAGGCAGTGTAGCCGGTGGCCGAGGTGCCGAGCGTCAGCAGCGACGCCGGGCCGTTCGGGTCGTTCAGCAGGACGATGCCGGAGGCAACGTGCGCGGTAACGGTCGCGGCCACGTCGGTCTGGATCAGTTCGATCGTCGATGCGGCGCCCGGCAGTCCGGACAGCGTGTAGCCCCAGGAAATCAGCTGGATCTGCCGGGTGGACGGCGTGGCCAGCTGAAGCATCGTCTTCAGCGTGGTGCCCGTTGCGGGCGGCGACGGGGCTGCCGCTGTCGGCATCGGCACGTTCCAGCACTTGTAGCTCAAGGTCGTCTCCTACCAACTCTGCCCGAGGGCCTGCTGAACCGAGTTCGGCCCGGTGCCGCCGCGGATGCGGATCCACCGCTTGACCATTTCGAAAAGCTCGTCGCCGGCCGGCCCGACCCACTCCAGCGCCGCCACCCCGCCACCACCGCCGCGTCCGCCCGCCAGGTCGGCCATCGTGTCGGGGTTGGAGCGCACCGTGGAGCCGGTCGGCAGCCTCACGATCTCCGGGCCGTGCTCGCCGACGAGCACCATGCCGGAGCGGTCGCCGCCTGTGGCCGCGGCGCCGACTTCGCCGCCGTGGGCGAACGGGTTCAGGCTCTTGACGCTGCTCCAGATCTGCAAGCCGATGTCGCCGATGGCACTGCCGACGCTGCCGGCCATGTCGCCGATGCCGTTGATCAGGCCTTGGATGATGTCCTTGCCGACGTTGTACAGCCAGCTCCCGGCGTCCTTGAAGAACCCGACGACGGTGTCCTTTACGTCGCCGACGGCTTTCTTGATCCCGCCCAGCGCCGCTTCGGCGCCGGACTTGAAGCCGTTCCAGATGTCGCTTGCACCCCTGGCGACCATGGTTTTGATGTCACCCAGGACCCCGCCGATGAGGGACTCGATGTTGTGCCACAGGTCGGCGGCGGTTTGCTTGCAGTCCTTCCACAGCTTCGACCACTTGCCGGTGACGAGGTCCATGAAGCCCTGCAGCAGATCCTTGATCAGGTCCAGCGGGACGTTGATCGCCGCCTTGATCAGGTCCCAGGCGATCTTCACGATGCCGACGATGACGTCCCAGCCGGCCTTGAACAGGCCGCTCACGATGTCGAACTCGGCCTTCACATAGCCGACCACCAGATCCCAGCCGACCTTCACAACCCCGACGACCAGATCCCAGGCCAGCCTGAAGACGCCGACGATCGTGTCCCAGTACGCCTCCGCGACGCCCTCGATAATCCGGAGCTGCATCTTGAAGTAGCCGACGACCAGATCCCATGCCGGCTTGATCACGCCACCGTAGATGAAGTCCATCGCGTCGCGCACGACCCCGACCAGCTTGCCGCCGGTGTCGTTCCACAGTTGGGTCAGGTTGGCCCAGATCGACGCCAGGTCGCCGGTGATGTGGTGCCATTCCTCGGCAACCGAGGTGGCGATCTTCTCCCAGGCGTCGTGGATCGCCGCGGTGACGTTCCCGCCGCTGTCGTTCCAGGCCGTGACCAGGCCGCCCCAGATGCCCTTGATGACGCCGAGGACATCGCCCCAGATCTGTGCGGCGTCGGTCTTGACGTCGCCCCAGATCCTCGACAGGAACTTCCCGACGTCCTCGGCCACCTTCTTAACGTCGGCCCACACCGTCTTCCAGTGCGTCGCCAGCTCGTAGACCGCGACACCCAGCGCGACCAAACCCGTGATGATCAGGAAGATGGGGTCCAGCTCGAGCGCGGCCGTCAGCGCCGCCGACGCAGCCTCGAAAATGGCTGTCGCGGCGGCCGCAGCCTTCGTCGCCAGCGAGTACGCCGCCAGCCCGATCACCAGCGCGGCAAGAACCTCGACGACCTTCTCCACGACGTCATGGTTCCGGCCCATCCAGTCCATCAGGTCCTTCAGGACCGGAATGAACTTCTGGCCCAGCTCGATCATCAGCGAATCGAAGGAGGCCTTCGCCGCAGCCACCTTGAACGCCAGGGTGCCCTGAACCTCGGAGAAGCCCTTCACGTTGCCCTGGGCGTCCGCGCTGGCACCGCTGATGCCCTTGATGGCCGCGGTGGTCGAGTCGAAGTTCTCGCCAGTGGTCATCAGCGCCACGCTCAGGCCCGGCGCGGTGCCCATCAGCTTCTTCAGTGCCGCTTCCTGGTCCAGGACGTTCGGACCGACCTTCTTCGCGGTCTCGGCCAGGAACTGCATCGTCCCGGCCAGGCCGACCGTGGACAGCTTGGTCCGGACCTCGTCCGAGGAGATGCCCAGGGCCTTGAACTCCTGCTCCTGCTTCGCCGTGGGGGCGATCAGCGACCGCATCGCGTTCGCCATGTTCTGCGACGCCTGGTCGGCGGACATGCCGTGCGCGGTCATCTCTGCCAGCACGCCGGCCACGTCGGAGAACTGCAGATGCATTGCCGAGGCCAGCGGCAGAATGTTGTGCATCGAGCCGGAGAACTCTTCGAACGTGGTCTTGCCGAAGCTGACCGCCGTGACCATCTTCGAGGTGACGTCGGCGGCGTCCGAGGCCTTCTCGTGGTAGTCGACCAGCACATCCGTCACGGCGTTGGCGACGGTGCCGAGGTCGGCGTTCTCGTCCTTCGCGCCCTGAGCCGAGGCCTTCAACACCGTTAGGCCGTCGGCGCCGTGGTACCCGGCGGACTCCACCGTGTACATGCCCTTGGACAGTTCTTCGGCGCCGGTACCGACCTGGCCGGCCATGGTCAGCATGCCCTTGCCGACCATCTGCAGGTTCGACGCCGACTCGTTCGCTGACGTCACCAGGCGCGTCGTCGAGGATTCGTAGGCGGTCGCCATCTTCCCGGCCTCGACGCCGATGCCGACCAGCGCGGCCCCGGCGACCAGGCCGACCTTGCTCATCTTCGTGGACAGGTCGGCGGAGTCGGCCTTGGCCTCGGCCAAGGCGGCCTTGGCCTCGTTCTTGCCCGAGATGACGATCTCGATCAGGTTGCCCATCTACGCGGGCCTCCCGATCGCATGCGGAAGGACCCGGTGGCGCGCTGTGCGCTCAGGTCGGGTCGCCATCCGCGGGTCTTCCTCTCTCCTCGATGGCCATCAGCTGGAACAGCTCGGCGTCCTCGTCCAGCAGCGTCGCCAGGGTGTAGCCGCCGAAGCGTTCCAGGCAGCGCAACAGCAGGCGGGCGTGGATCAGCTCGACAGGCTCGGTGACAACGTCTCCATCGGCAGTGACGCCTCCAGGGACGGCTGCCCAGAGGTCGAGCCGCCGCCCAAAGGGGCGGCGATGCCGCCGACCGCCGACGTCCAGGCCGTGATGATCGACATAATGACGTTGGGGTCCTGGGACATCAGCCCCTCAACCGTCGTCGGGATCGGCTGGTCGTCGTCGTCTTCGAGGTTCCACTCGACTATCGAGGCGGACAGGACACTGACCATCTCCTCGAACGCACCGGAGTCCAGCTTCGCCGCGGTGAACCCGGTACCGAGCTTCTGAATCCGCAGCAGCTGCGCGGTGGAAATGCCGCGGACGACGACGTCGAGGCCTTCCAGGTCGGTGGTCTCGTCGAACACCAGGTGGTACTTCTTCGTGGCCTTGAAGCCCATATCGCAACCCTCAGTTCCAGGTCGGGACGGTGCCGTCCGCGAGCACGGCCGGCACGGCCCACGTGAGCTCGCCGGCGTTGGCGCGGGTCACCGTGTAGTCGGTCAGCAGGCACGAGCACGACAGGTACGGCGTGCTGCCCGCGATCGGCTGGATCTTCAGGTTGCGCGGCACCGACGTCGAGGAGATCGACTTGAACACCAGGTGCGCCCCGGTCGCGTTGTAAACGCCATTCAGGGTCGCCGAATAGTCCGCGAGCAGCAGCAACCGCTCGTGCGCCGACTTGTCCACGCCGGTGGTGTCCTGCACTCCGCGCGGGGTGCTGAACGCGAAGTTGGTGACGTCGTTGCTGATGACGGTCGGCGTCGGCGTCGCGTCGTCGCAGGTGACCGTCGCTCCCAGGCCGCTGGTCTTTGCCATGGCCTATCCCTTCTCTCGTAGATCAGCCAGGGAGCCTTCGTGCTCCTGGAAGTCCTCGATCCAGTCGGCGGCACGAACGTGCCGCACCACTCGCTGGGTCGGGTTGCCGCGGAAGTCGCCGTCGCGGACCCAGAATGTGTCCGGGCGTGTCCGGTGCTCGACGAAGCAGCGCTGGAAGGCCTCGAACCGGAACACGGTCAGGCCGGTACCGGTGCGCCGCTCCGTTGAGGTGCGGCCGGACTTGTACCGGATGTACGCGGCCTGGGCCCGCCCGAGGTCTGTCGCCTCGTCCACGGTGGTTTCCCAGCCGTGCAGCCAGTTCTGACAGCCGACGTCCTTACACGCGGCCACCACGGAGGTGTCCCGGCCGGCCCGGATCGAGTATGTGAGGTAGTCGATCGGACGTCCGGCCGGCTCCGGCCGCCAAGGTTCCTGCGTCTGCATCAGAACACCACCCCCGCGACCTGGTTCACGGCCAGAACCACGGAGAACGTTGCCGAGGAGAACCCGCCGGAGGTGACGGTGCTCGCCCGGACGTACCGCCGGATCGTAGCCGTGTTGGCCACAGCGAGCCGCTGCGTAGCGTGTGCGGTCGTGACCTGGGTAAAGGCTCCGCCGGAGACGTCGGCGAAGCTCACGTTGTCGGCGGAGTCCTGCAGCTTGACCGTCACGTCCGTACCGGTGAAAGCGGTCACCTGCAGGTAGGCCTGGAAGCCGAACGAGGTGGC